AGGCTCGTGTCTTGCAGGCTCAGCGTGAGGGCCGTGGTTGCCCCTTTCGTGATCGCCCCAAACCTAAATCCGATCCCGCTAATTGTGCCTGATTTTGGCACCACGCCGCAGACCGCATGCCGATGCGTGCTCGCTGTCAACGCGGTCGACGCCGTGAACGACAGGCTGGCGTTGTCGTCGAACACCGGCAGCGCCAGCGGCTGGCCTGGCCACACGTTAGGCATTGTCTACCTCCATTCTGCAGAGAAGGTCCGCCCGCTCATCGTGGGCCGATTCGCTCAACAACCACAGAGCCAACCGCCACGCGAGATTTTCCAGCAGCGACCGAATCACAAGCGCGGCAATCGTCTCAAGAACGATACCACACTCGGGGTCTCGCCGCATCTTGGCCTCCGCTTCGTGGACCACCGACTGCACCACCGAGACAGCGGGAGTCTGATCCAATCGGTTGCCGCGATGCCGCTTGGCGAACCGCACCCCAGCCCGTGCTGTGTGCTTTGCCAGCGTAGGCAGGTAGGCATTTGCCGCCACGGTCTCATCCTCGCCGGGAGGATTGCCGACCGCCAATCGATGCCGGTTGTTGCGCCAGTATTCGCGTTCGAGTTGTCCCGCGAGTTCGTTGACGGTCATTCGCCCAACACCTTGAATTCAACCTGCCGCCAGTTTGTGTGCACGATCCCAGTCCGTGTAGTGGGTCGGTACTCGGCCCCGTTGACACGAAATCCGATCCCAAAACCGAACTTGGTCACCGTCCCACGAGGCGTCGGATCGTCGAACGTGATGCGCGGCTCCGGCCCGCTCAGATCGTACCTGCCCCGGATCTCCCCCACCTGCAGCGTGACACCGTCGGTCACCGTCGCCGTCTGCTGCTGATCAGGAACGAACACAAACCGCCCGCCACGCCCTGCAAATCGCCGAACAGTGTCAACGGTCGTCTCTGCCTCTGGGGCTCGCCGTGGGGCTGCTACAGGCTCACTGACGGGGTTTTTCTCGCGGTAGGCTGCAACCAATTGCTCGACCGTCTCACGGCCACGCCAGCCGACCACCTGCCAGTATTTTCCGTCGTGCCCCTGGAACACCCAAGTGGGTGTTGATTGCCCATTCTGCGGGTTGGTCTTCGTCACCGCGAACGGAAAGCCATTTTGGGCGATCCACGCATCGGCCGCAGCACATGGCGGGCAGTTCGGGCTCGTGACCATCCAGACTCGGGGGAGCGCCGTCGCGATCAGGGGGGCTGATGACTGACCCCCCTCCGCTGTAATCGGTGCCCGGGGGTGAGTAGTCCCCGTTCCCCCTGTCTGGACTGGTCCCGGGTCCGTGAACTGACCGAGGGCCGCTAAAAGGATGATCGTTTTCACGCCATGAATCCTTTCCATCGGAATGTACGGGGGGCGAACCCCTGCACTCCGCTCACCGTGTACGCCCCGAATGGCTGCGACAGAAGCGCGGTCATCGTGTCGACCGTCACGGCGAACCAGCCGCCATCACCCCACCGCTCGCCGTGGGAGTTGGCCACCCAGATCAGCCCGCGTCTCCGGTCGTAGTCGACCGCACAGACAGCGTGACCACCGAGGGACCGACCACCCGGGACACGTTCGATGATGCCGCCTGTGTACCCGCCCATTTCCGTGGTCCAATACATGCCGAACACGGTGGCCCCGATCCCTGCCCCAAGCCGTTGGATCACCTCCTCTCCAGTGTTGGCTCTTGCGACGGATTGAACCCTGTGGAGTTTCGCCCGTGTCAAGAGATGCAATGGTAGTTCGGTCTCAAACAACTCACCCTGCCGCCAGTATGGGTACTCGCTCTCCAGCACTGACCCCGTATCCCTCGAAGCCATCACAACGGCCTCGATCGATACGCCGTTGTCCCCACGGTGGAGAGTCTGCGCCCAGTCCAGCGCCGCGATGTACGAGAACCGGGCCGATAGGTCTTCCGGGTGCGATTGGAACGCCAGATCGAACAGCCGGGATTCCTCTAGGGCCTGTTGCAGCGCACAGCCAGAACACGCATTACGCGGCCCCTGATTCATAACCCGCAGCCATCGCCGCGCGTTCAGTGTCTCGGGGATGTCGCCCGTGACAATCGGGGGAGCACTGCAGACGAAGGCCACCCGGTCCACTTCGGCGGATGACGGTTCAAGGCAGCCTAGACCGTGCTCACTCATGCTAGGGCCAACTCCTTCTGTCTCGACTGTCCGGCAGCGTGTCCGATCCTCGCCCGTGCAATCTCAATGTACTCGTCGGACAACTCACAGCCAACAAATCTGAACCCCTCCAGAATCGCCGCCTTGCCCGTGCTCCCGCTGCCGGTGAATGGGTCGAGTACCAGCCCATCAGGGGGCGTGACCAATCGGCAGAGGTAACGCATCAGGTCGGTTGGCTTTACGGTCGGGTGATGGTTGCGGGACATGGTCACCGATCCCATTGTTCCATCGTGTCGCCCAGACATCCCACCGGCAATTTGTTCCTCGAACGCCCGCAGTCCCTCATCCCGATCCCGCTTCGACGCCTTGGGGCAGTAGAAGAACCTCGCCGCATCCCCCAGCAGATCGGTTACCTCCTCGCTGCCGTCGTGGATGAAGTTAGCGGGCCAACGACCGAGGGCATGCGGATGCTTGTCGATTTCTGGCGTATCGCCTTCCGTGAAAAACTTGACGCTTCCGAGTCCCGTTGCGGTGACTGGCTTCCATGGCTCCCCATCAATCCGGCACCCATCCACATTGATCCCGCCCGTGCCCCACTCCAGCACGTTCCCTGCTACAGTCCCCCGCAGTGGCTTACGGGCCACGATGATCGGCTCGTAGGCGGGCTTGAGGGCCGTGCCCCAGCCCTGCCACTGGCGGGCGGCTTCGGTGGCGGGGGCGGTGATGTCCATTGTGGTTTTACCCTCTGCCCACGGACGCACCCATCCGCCATTTGTGTTGTCACCGCCGGCGCTTGGCGTCTTTTTGATTGTGCCCACCACCTCCCGCTCCGCACCCGCCTCCCGGTCAATCGCCTTACTTACGTCGTGCGACTTCGGGAAGCCCGACCCATACACCCACATCACACAATCGCGGATATCCCACCCGGCATCCTCGATGGCACACGCGAGACGGTGATAGGTGCGCGTTCCGCCGAACGCGAGTAGGTGGGCTCCCGGCTTGGCAATGCGAAGAGCCTCCGCCCAGAACTCCACGCCGGGTACACCGTGGTCCCACCCCTTGCCCATGAACGACAGACCGTAGGGCGGATCGGTGACGATGCTATCGATGCTCTCGGGGTCGAGAGTCCGCATCACCTCGCGGCAATCGCCATGATGAACGGTCCAGCGGTCACTCACCTTGCCACCCCCGCGAGAGACTCAGCAGCACACTCCGCCATCGCTCCCGATCCCATTTGTCCTGTTCCCCCGCCGCGTCGAGAATCGCCCGCTCCAGCCGCTCGTTCGCCACCCGCCTAGCCTCGATCTGCTCCGCTCTCCACGCCTCAGCCGCTGACGCCCAGTCCCCCGGGTCGGTCTCGGATGTCCGGGCAGCACGCTGGGAGAGTTCGCGGAACAGGGTCAACCGAAACTCCCGGGCCGCCTGCTCGACCTCGTCCTGTGCAGGCGGGGGGACCGTGTCGCGCGAGGAGTCTCGCACGGGAGCACACCCGAGGACCGCCAGCAGGAGGACGAGGGCGAAGAGTCTCACGGCTTGGGTGGCTCCGGCGCGTTGGTCTTCTCCCACTGATCGACGACAGCCTTCAGCCGAGGCCATTCGCACGCCAATGCCAACTGATAGACCGCCTGGCAGAACTCCCGATGCCCTGACGATCCCGGCTTGGCCGCGTCCCTCGTGGGCTTGGCAAGGAACGCCTGCCCCACACCGCCAGCCGCAGCCAGCAGCGCGGGGACGCCAGCCCAGACCGCGAGTTCCCCGGGGGTGCCGTCGGCCGTGGTGAGGCGACCGAGGTTCCCCGAGGCGATCAGGCCAGACAGGACGGACAGCAGTTGTGTGATCAGGCGGGGCCAATTCATGGCTTCGGGCTCGGCGGGGGCGGGGTCGGCACCAGAGGCGACGGGGGGCCGATCCGTAGGATGGCGATGATGATGGCCGTTATGCCTGCCATCAGGTCCTCAGCCGCCTTGTGCACCTTCGGGTTGACCGATGCCGGGGGAATTCCGGCAGGGGGGGGCAACAGCGCGAGGGCCTGTTGCAGGCGGGTTTCGAGTTCTTCAGGTGTCATTGTTTGGGCTTCCAGTTCGCACAGGATTGGTGAAGTTCTTTGATGTCCCGTTGTGTCATCTGATGCTGTTCTTCCAGCCGGTCAATCGCCCCCTCCAATTTGGCAATCAGGCTGTTATGCCGATCCGCCGCCTCGACGACTTTCGGGCCGAGATTGACCACTGCCCAGCGGATGGCATAGATCACGGCACCGATCACCCCGACGTTGAGCACGTCCCGCAGAGCCTCAAACACGGCACCGGGAGAGACAGCCGCGCCGCTCTGACCGCCGTCGGCCACGGTCGCCAGCACGGGGGCCACCTGCGCCAGGAGGGCGACCCCGAGGACCACCACGCCGACGATTGTATTCACTGCTTCGGCCCCACCGGTACAACCGCCGTACTGGTAGCCCACCGCCTCAGCAGGTCGATGGCCGCCGTCACACCCACCGCCGCGATCGGCTGCCACACCCCGAGATTGAGATGCCCGAGGTTCTCCGCCAGTACGGTCAACCCGGTCCCAATGCCCATCTGCACGACGTGCAACATCACCCGCCGCACGTCGTGGCCGCTCAGTTTCCCCGCCTCACTTCCCACCGCTTGTGTGTCCATTTCGGCACCTCCGCTAGCGATTGTGGGGGACTGGCGCGATGGCGTCAAGGTTTATTCGGTTTGCGCGAGCAACCGCCATGCGAGCGCAGCCACCGCTGGAACTTGTCCGTTCCCAATGCATCTAAGGCGGTCCACCCGATTGGCCACCCCATCAGCCACTCGACCCAAGCCGGATTCAACTGCGCATGGGTCGTCTGCTGGGTCTCGGGACCACCATTTGTGGCAATCCTCCGGGCAATCCTGCCCCCCTTGTCCACTGCTGCAAGAGATGCCCAATTCGTCCCGCAGTCCAGCCCCTCGCTGGCACATGGCGTTGGCCACATTGTCGCCTCGCCCTCGCCAAGCCGACGGAGCGCTTTCCGCTTCTTGCTTTGGCAGGCTTTCGAACTCATGGCTTGGAATTCCGGCGTGTCGCCCACCATCTCGGCCAGCAACTTCAACTCCCCGTCCGACCGGTATCCCTCCGTGTTGGGCGTTGGCCACATCTTCACCACCATTCCCAAGTCTAGGTTCCTTCCCCTCTCCATCTCCCGCATCGTCCCCTCGATGCTCCTCGATCCCTTGCTGCCATCGGTTGCCCGTGGCGTTGGCAACAATCCAGATACGTTCCCTGATGTGGGGAGCGCCAACGTCAACCGCTCCGACAATCCCCCATCTCGCATCATACCCCATCGAGGCAAGATCACCGAGGACTCGGGTAAGTCCACGTCGAACAAGCAACGGTGAGTTTTCCACGAGGACGTAGCGGGGTCGTACCTCTTGAATAATTCTCGCCATTTCACGCCAGAGGCCGGAACGCTCGCCTTCGATGCCTGCCCCCCGTCCCGCTGCGCTGATGTCCTGACACGGGAACCCGCCTGACACCACGTCAACACAGCCTCGCCACGGCTTTCCATCAAAGGTGCAAACGTCATCCCAGATCGGGAAGGGCGGGAGAACCCCCTCATTCTGTCGCTGGACAAGTACGCTTGCGGCATAGGGGTCTCGCTCGACGGCACAGACGGTCCGCCACCCGAGGAGCTTTCCCCCGAGGATTCCTCCGCCTGCACCTGCGAACAATGCGAGTTCTCGAAGTCCGCCATCAACGCCCGACTGATCAGCCATGCCATCACTCACTCCTGAAAAGGCATTCCCAACGTCAGCATCTGGGAAAGTCGCCACTCTCTTAGCTTTTCCCAGTCGCGTTCGTCAATGATCTTCTCCAGCGTCTTCAGCCGCAGTGCCGACATGTCTGGTTTCGCCCGGCTCTCGCTGCAGCTTGTTCCGGCTGCCTCACGCTTCCGCCTGTCGGCTGTCGGCGTGAACGACTGCGGGCCGGCGCGAAGGCGCTTGTAGATGGTGCGTTCGCGGGTCATGTCCATTCCCTCCGTGCTTCCTCGACCAGCCCCCGAATCTTTTGAGGCGTCCGGATTGCCGTCCACACCTTTGCCTTATCCTCGCAGGCCAGCCTGCAAAACTCGAACTGCGCAACAATGATCGTCTCGTCCTCTTGCGGATCGTAGACAGCCCAGATGAATCGCCGGATCAGATACGAGGCCCCTCGCAGAACCACATCCCGCACGCGATAGCCGACCAGCCGGGGCGGGATGCGCTTCATCGCTGGCCCTCCAACACCTGCCGGATCGCGTCGGGGTCGCCCGCCTCGACACGCTGATATAACCTGTCTGCCGCCCGCCACTCCTCCAATGCTCGCCTCTCTGCAATTGCCGCCTCCTCTAGCGACAGGTCCGCTTCATCCATCCTGGCCTTGGCAATCTCCATCGCTAGTTCTCGGTCGGTCATGGTAGTTCCTCCAAAACATATTGAATTGTGTCGAGGTCGCCGGATTCGACTTCATTCCAGAACCTTTCAAGCTTCATGCACGTGGCATGTGCTGCGAACACTGCCTTACGTGCTTCGTTATATGCTCGACTCGCCTCCTCTTGCTTGGCTAGGACAATCTGCTTTGCCCGCTCCTGGTCGGTCATTGCTGGCCCTCTTCGTGAATCTGCTCGGCTAGTCCCCGCATCACTGCGATGATCTCCCGCCGATGCTCGGGTCTGATGTCCGTCGCACTCGCCGGGATGTGCTGCTCGTCGTATTGAAGTTCGGTCACACTGACTGTCACCTTGACCGCAAACAGCCGCCCGTTCGTGCGGTAGGTACCGCATCGCTCGTAGGTCACTTTGCGTCCTCCTGGAAAGTTTCGCCGGGGCATGCCCGCATCATGAACCGCATCGAGGGGTTCTCGGCCCACATCGCCGCCCGCCATTGCCGCCGTTCGTCGCCGAGGACGTCGCCCAGGTGGATCTCGGCGGATCTCTGGCAGCCGGGGCAGTCGGTGTCGCGTCGGGCCAGACGGT